CGGATACGATATCTGAGATCTCTACTTTTATTGAGAAAAAAGGTTCATATGAAGCTGATGAGGGTTATCATGATGACTTAGTTATGCCTTTGGTGCTGTTCGGCTGGTTAACAACTCAGCCGTATTTTAAAGACCTAAATAACATAAACCTACGAACTATTATGTATGAAAAACAGATTCAAGCGATTGAAGATGAGCTTACTCCGTTTGGGTTTTATGATGATGGGAATGGCGAAAAAGACCCGTTGAATTTTTGAGAAAACCAATAAAAACTAAATAAATGGTAGACAAGATTTCTGTCTAAAAGTAAAACTTATTAACAAGGAGAATTACAATGCCTTTCCAATTATCTCCAGGCGTTGCAGTCGTAGAAAAAGATTTTTCAGCGATCGTTCCAGCAGTATCTACTAGCCGTGGTGCTTTTGCTGGTGCTTTCCAATGGGGTCCAGTTATGTCCCCTACACAGGTTACCTCAGAGAATGAACTCGTTTCTATCTTTGGCAAACCAGTTGATGGAAACTTTAAATCTTTCTTTACTGCAGCCAACTTCCTATCTTATACAAATGCTCTCCTAGTGTCTCGCGCAGATACAGTCGGTGCACGTAATGCGGTATCTACTCTATCGGGCACTGTAACTTCTGTTACTAGAACTACTTCTGGTTCGGGATATACTTCTGTTCCTACGGTATTATTCAGTACTCCCGATGTCTCTGGCGGAGTTTCCGCTGAAGGTACTGCTGTTCTTTCTGGTGGCACTGTTACTGCTGTAACTGTTTCTGCTGGCGGATCAGGATATACTGCTCCAATTATTACGTTCACAGCACCTCAAATTGCTGGTGGTGTTACTGCTACTGGTACATTAACTGTTGTTGGTGGCGCTGTTACTGCTGTAGTTATCGTTAATGCTGGTTCAGGATATACTTCTGCTCCAACTGCAACAATTGGTAACGCAGCTGCTGGTATTGGTGCCACAATTGGTACTGTTACTGTTTCCGCTTCTAATGTGGCAAATATTATTATCACCAATGCTGGCACTGGTTATACTGCTGCTCCAACTATCACATTGACTGGTGGCGCAGGTACTGGTGCTTTATATACTGCTGCTATTACAGTTGGTGGTGTTAAGATTAATAACAGTACTGATTATTTAAACACTTTTGCAAATGGTGCTGGCACTGTTGGCGAATTTGCTGCAAAATATCCAGGTGCTTTGGGTAACTCGCTTAAAGTTTCTCTATGTGGTTCAGATGGTTATGACACATGGGCATACAAAGCTGAGTTCAATGGTGTTCCAGGAACTTCTACTTGGGCAACTTCTGTTGGCGGTTCATTAGACGAATTGCACGTAATCGTTATCGATGAAGATGGTTTGTGGACAGGCACTCCAGGTTACATTCTAGAGAAGTTCTCTTATGTTTCTAAAGCATCTGATGCTAAGACTTCAAATGGTTCAACTAACTATTACAAGAATATTCTTAATAGTGATTCTAAGTATGTATATTGGATGGATCATCCAGTAACAGGAACAAACTGGGGAACTACTTCCGCAGCCAAAACCTTTACTACTACTGCTCCTATCACTCGTTCATTGTCTGGTGGTGTTGATGACTTAGCTGCTACTGATGCGAACACGATGAATGCATGGGCATTGTTTGCTGATGACGCAACTTATGACATCTCTCTAGTTCCAGTTGGTGCTGCTACTGGAACTGTTGCTCAGTATGTTATTTCTAACATCTGCGAAACTCGTCTTGACTGCGTGGCGTTTATCTCTCCACAGAATGTTTCTACTGGTGATCCAATCACTAGCACTGGTTCTGTTGCTACTACTGCATTAGTTGCTTACCGCAATCTATTGTCTAGCACTTCTTATGCTGTTCTTGACTCAGGTTACAAATACCAATACGATCGTTACAATGACGTATATCGTTTCGTGCCGTTGAATGGTGACGTTGCTGGTCTATGCGCTCGTACTGATAACACTAATGACCCATGGTTCTCTCCAGGTGGTTTAAATCGTGGTCAGATTAAGAACGTAGTTAAATTGGCTGTTAACCCAACCAAAGCAGATCGTGATATACTTTACTCTGCTGGTATTAACCCATGTGTTACTTTCCCAGGTGAAGGTACTGTTCTGTTCGGCGATAAAACATTGCTTGCCAAACCATCTGCCTTCGATCGTATTAACGTGCGTCGTTTGTTTATCGTTATGGAAAAAGCAATTGCTACTGCTGCTAAGTTCCAGTTGTTCGAATTTAATGATTCGTTCACTCAAGCTCAGTTCCGTAACTTGGTAGAACCATTCTTACGTAATGTACAAGGTCGTCGTGGTATCACTGACTTTAAAGTTGTTTGTGATGGTACAAATAACACTGGTGAAGTTATTGATTCTAATAACTTTGTTGCGGACATCTACGTTAAACCAAATCGTTCTATCAACTATATTACTCTGAACTTCATCGCTGCTCGCTCAGGCATCAGCTTCAGTGAAGTCGGTGCATAATATTAGATAAATATAGAAAGAATTAAGGAGAATTAAATGGCAAATATTGCTGATTTTAAAGCGCAGATGTTGGGGGGCGGTGCTCGTCCCAACCAATTCCGTGTTGAACTAACCTTTCCGAGTTTCGTTACTCTTGGTCCAGTAGCTGGACAGCGCGCACAGTTCTTGTGTAAAGCTGCTCAGTTACCTGCTTCTACTATTGAGAACATTGGTGTTCTCTATCGTGGTCGCCCAGTTAACTTTGCTGGTGAGCGTACATTCCAACCATGGACTGTGACAATTTACAACGATACCACTTTTGGTATCCGTAATGCACTAGAGCAATGGCAATCTGGTATTCAGAACTATGACACTACTTCTGGTCGTGTTAATCCTGAAGACTACCAAGTTGACTTGCAAGTTCACCAATTAGATCGTAGTGGTTCAATCATCAAGACTTATAAGTTCGTTGATGCTTTCCCAACTACTGTTTCTGCTATTGGTTTGGATTATGAACAACAAAATGCTATCGAACAGTTTGATGTTGAATTCCAATACAACTTCTTTACATCCGCTACTGGCGCTGCTGCTGGATTTGGTGTTAATGTTTCTATCGATACTCCAGTTGGTAGTTTCCCGCTTTAATATTAAATACCTGAAGGGTACTATATAATGCAGTTATTTGGATTTGAAATATTGCGTAAAAAGGAAAAGGAGTTTGACAGTATTGTCTCTCCTAATCCTCAAGACGGATCGACTGTAGTAAACACTGGCGTTAATGCTGGTGGTTACTATGGTATGGTCATGGATCTTGAAGGTGTCATTAAAAACGAAAACGACCTAATCCGTCGTTATCGTGAAGTTGCTCAATATAGCGACTGTGATGGCGCAGTTGAAGATATCGTTAATGAAGCAATTGTATATGATGAAGAAGATCAAACTGTCACTATTAATTTAGATGACGTTGAGGTCTCTGATAAAATTAAAGATAAGATTCGTTCTGAATTCAATCAAGTATTAAAGCTATTGAAATTCGCTGAACGTGGTCATGAAATCTTTAGAACTTGGTATGTTGATGGACGTGTTTACTATCACATCCTATTAGATGACAAGAATTTAAAGCAGGGAATTGTTGAGTTACGCTATATTGATCCACGTAAAATTCGTAGGATTAAAAACGTAGTTAAGTCAAGAACTCCTCAAGGGGTTGAAGTTGTAAAAGAAGTACAAGAATACTACCTTTACAATGACAAAGGAATTACTGAACAAACAACGCAGGGTGTTAAACTATCCCTTGACTCTGTTGTTTATACACCATCTGGCTTCTTAGATGCTAACACTGGTATGATGATGTCTTATTTGCACAAAGCAATTAAGCCAACCAATCAGTTGAAGATGATCGAAGATTCTGTTGTTATCTATCGTATTAGCCGTGCGCCTGAACGAAGAATTTTTTATGTTGACGTTGGTAACTTGCCTAAAGTTAAGGCAGAACAATACGTCAATGATATCATGAACAAATTCCGTAACAAGATTGTTTATGACGCAACTACTGGTGAAGTGCGCGATGATCGTCGTCACCTATCCATGATGGAAGACTTTTGGATGCCACGTCGTGAAGGCGGTAAGGGTACTGAAATTACTACTCTTCCAGGTGGACAAAATCTTGGAGAGATCAATGATATTGAATACTTCCAACAAAAATTATATCGTTCGTTAAATGTTCCAATCGGTCGTCTTCAACAAGAAGGTGGTTTCAGTATTGGTCGAGCGCAAGAAATTAGTCGTGATGAAGTTAAGTTTAATAAATTCATTGTAAGATTACGCAATAAGTTTTCTTGTTTATTTACTGATGCACTTCGTGTTCAGTTAATCGCAAAAAATATTATGCGCCCAGAGGACTGGGAAGTAATCAAACAAGATATTCGTTATAACTATGTTGAAGATAATCATTACGCTGAATTAAAAGATAATGAAATCTTAGTGGGTCGCCTTGCTGCCCTGCAACAAATTGAACCATACCTTGGTAGATTTTATTCCATGGAATGGGTTCGTAAAAATGTACTTTATCTGACTGAAGATGAAATCAAAGAAATGCAAAAGCAAATTGATTCAGATGAAGCATACCACATGAGTGATGCTGAGCGAACAGGTGTTATGGCTGGCGCAACACAAGCTGCCCAACAGAACTATCTACAAGCAAATGCACCACAAGCTGCCGAAGCATCTGTTGCTGACGCACCAAAACCAAACGGTCAATAAGGAGTTATTATGAGTACATTAGATTTAGTGTCTGCGATTATCAATAAAGATGCAACCGCAATTGAAGTTGCATTCAATGACGCAATGGCAGAAAGAATTTCTGTTCGCTTAGATGATATGCGCGATGGCGTTGCGCAAAGTATGTTTAAAGAACCACCTTCTGAAGCAGAATGAACTACTACGAATTAAAATCTTCCCTTAGAAAATCTAACATTGTTGAAAGTGTTAGGTCTTATCTTCAGTTAATCGAAAAAACTGAAGAGGGCAAGATCATGATTAATGGTTTAAATACTGAATACAAAACGATTGAAGAAGCAAGAAAACATATTAAAGAAGATTACGATACACACCAGCTGGCTGATAAGATAACAAAAGATACGTATCAAGAAATTTCAGAACATACAGTTGCCAGCATCATCAAAGAACATCACGATATTAAAGTTACTGATACATTAATAGAGTCATACTTAGAACTTGCTTCTTCAAATATGTTTAGCGTTGACCTTGTTGTTCAAAAGATTCGTTCGTTGAATAAATTAGACAGAATTGTTGAAGGTAAATTACACTATGTTCTTGCGGATAATTCTACTGTCGCAATTAATGAGACTACGCAAGATCGCCTAAATAAACTATTAGGTAATCAACTAGAGATTATTGAGTACATGAGAGAGTCAAAAGAGAACTTCTTTCATG